CAGAGAGGTACCAATACAAACAGGCGACGATCAAGATCAATATGGTCAAGTAGATGATGAAATAGAAAAACTTACAGGCATGCGAAAAGGGTACGACGGCGATGAAGTTGTTGTTTTGTATGAAGTGCATACAAGTTTAGATTTACCTGGTTTTGAAGACGCCTCATTAGATGGGGAGCCAACAGGCGTAAAACTTCCTTATATAATCACTATAGATTCTAATAGTAATGAAGTCTTATCAATCAGAAGAAACTATCAAGAAAACGATCCGCTACGTAAAAAAATAGAATATTTTGTTCATTTTAAATTTTTACCTGGTTTAGGATTTTATGGTTTTGGATTAACTCATATGATAGGTGGTCTATCAAAGGCGTCTACGTCTATTATGAGGCAATTAATTGATGCAGGTACCCTTGCAAACCTGCCTGCTGGGTTTAAGACAAGAGGTATTAGAATTAGGGATGAAGATACCCCTATACAGCCTGGAGAATTCAGAGATGTAGACGCCCCTGGTGGTTCTCTTAGAGAATCAATACAGCCGTTGCCTTTCAAAGAACCTAGTGGCACATTGTTAAACCTTTTAAATATTTTAGTAGATTCTGGTAAAACTTTTGCTTCTATTGCTGAAATCAATACAGGACAAGGCAACCCACAAGCACCAGTTGGGACTACTATGGCTTTACTAGAAAGATCTACAAAAGTTCTCTCTGCTATACACAAAAGATTACACAACGCACAAAGAAAAGAATTTAAAATTTTAGCTTCTGTTTTTAAAGATTATTTACCACAAGAATATCCATACATGACTGCACAAGGTAATCTACAAATCAAAACACAAGATTTTGATGACAAGGTAGATATCATTCCAGTTTCCAATCCTGATATTTTTAGTACGGCACAAAGAATAGCTATGGCGCAAGAGATGATGAATCTTGTGCAATCTAATCCAACTATACACGGCCCTGATGGTATATACGAAAGTTATAGAAGAATGTACGCTGCAATAGGGGTAGATAATATTGATCAAATTTTAATACCACCTCCTCCGACAGAGCCACAACCTATAGAGGCAGGAAGTGAGAATAACACACTAATTATGGGACAACCGGCTAAAGCTTTTCCACAACAAAATCATGATGCACACATAGCAGCTCATATGGGTCTTTTGAACACTCCACCTGTACAATCTAATGCCCAAGTTCAAGCCACCATACATGCACATGTGATGGAGCATTTGCAAATGAAAGCTGACATTTTAGCATTACAGCAAATGCCACCTGAGTTAAAAGCCCAATACGATTCTATAAACCAACAACTACAGCAGGCAGACCCTCAACAAGCTATGGGGCTACAAGCAGAGGCACAAAATTTGTTGGCACAATTTTCTTCGCCAATTTTAGCTGAACTTGTAAACGATTATACATCTAGGGTTGGTTCTCCAGAGGATGAAGATCCTTTAGTGTCAATAAGAAAACAAGAGCTTGCTTTACGTGGGGCAGAGCTACAACAAGAGCAACAACAATTTGCTCTTGATCAGCAAAGAAGATCTGAAGAAGCTTTGCGAAACGATCAGATAGACAGAGAGCAAATAGAGTCAAGAGAGCAGATTGCAAAAATGAAAGATGACACTACAAAACAAAGAATGGAAATACAGAAACAATTAAAAATTCAAGATTTAATTAACAAATACAATAAATAGTGCAATAATACGAAAATGGAAAAGGAACAAAAAGTATTAAACAATAAGCAAGGTTACTCAAACAAGGGTAATCTTTCTTATAGTAAAAAAGAAAGTTTTGTTGCTAACGTGAACCCTAAACCTGGTATGGGCAAGGGTAAATCAAAGGGAGTCGGTATCGCTGAGTACGGTACTAAATTCTCTGGCATTTATTAATGTCAACGATTTGGTTAGTAGATAAATTAAAAAAACATCTTCAAGAAAGAAAAGAGGATGTTAAAGACACTATATTGGCTGGTGTAAAAGACATCAACCAATACGAATATCTGCGAGGTAAATACAGCTCGCTCGTGGATGTTGAGATTGAACTAAAAGAGCTGCTAGGAAGAGTAATAGAAGATGACGACGAAGAACAAGGTGATAGTACCTGACCACGTTGCTAAACAGGTAGAAGAACAAAACAAAGAAACAGGGGAGCAAATAGATAAAGCTTATATTCCTGAAGAATCAAGAGTATTAGATCCAACTTTATTAGATAAATCAATTATAGAACGTATGCCACAACCTACTGGATGGCGGATTTTAATCCTACCATTTCAAGGCAAAGGTATTTCCAAAGGTGGCATAATTCTTACACAAAGTCATGTTGATAGAGAATCTCTAGCTACGGTATGTGCATACGTGGTCAAAAAAGGACCATTATGTTACAAAGACCAAAAGTTTGGAGGTAAAAATTGGTGTGAAGAAAAACAATGGGTATTGATAGGTCGGTACGCAGGCGCTAGGTTTAAATTAGGTGATGACGCTGAGTGCAGAATCATAAATGATGACGAAGTGATTGCAACAATACATGATCCTACTGATATCGTTGCAGTATAGGAGTGAAAATGACTGAAGAAGTAAAAAAAGAAGAAGTCGTAGAAGAGGGTGAAGTAGTAGAGGTAGAAGAAGAACAAGCTTCTGATACAGAGCCTCAAGAAGAAGCAGAGCAGCCAGAAGTTTCTGAAGAGCCTGAACAAGAGGTTAAGGGCGAAGAGGAGTTAGAGGATTACTCTGAAAGAGTTAAAAAGCGTATTTCTAATTTAACTAGAAAGTTACGTGAAGAAGAAAGAGCTAAAGAAAGTGCTTACAATTTTGCGATGCAGTTGCAAGACCAAAACAAAAAATTACTAGAGAGAAGCACCTCATTAGACAGATCTTACTTATCTGAAGCAGAGAATAGGTTAAAGTCCCAAAGAGCTCAAGCAACCGCTGCCTTAAAATCAGCACATCAAGAACAAGACTTTGATAAAGTTGCAAAAGCACAAGATATTTTATCTAAAATCGCTGTAGAAGAAAGTAAAATACAAACCAGCAGATCTCAGCTTGAGAATCAAGATAATTTGTCTGAACTAAATAACCAACAAATTATTCAGAATCAAAATTTTTCTCAAAGCTTTCAGAATACACCTGCACCAGAACCAGATCCTAAAGCTCAGGCTTGGGCAGAAAAAAACACTTGGTTTGGTACAGATGAAACTATGACATTAGCTGCCTTTAATATTCATAAAAATTTAGTAGATGGTGAAGGGTTTGATCCTACTACAGATGAATACTATAATGAGGTAGACAAAAGAATGGTTGCTGAATTTCCACATAAGTTTGAAAATGCAAAAAAACCGTCGCAAAAAGTAGCGTCAGCAAATAGGGCAGATGCAGGAACAGGCAAAAAGAAACAAATTAAACTTTCACCTTCTGAAGTACAGATGGCAAAAAAGTTAAACGTACCATTAAATGAGTACGCAAAATATGTAAAGAGGTAAAAATGGATAGAGATAATAAAGGAAGATTTATTAAAGAAGATAACAGAGTTTCTCGCTCTGCTGATACTCGTGAAGCAAGTGCTGCACGCAAACCTTGGGCACCCCCAAGTATGTTAGAAACCCCACCTAATCCGCCAGGATATGTTTATCGCTGGATTAGAGCCGAGGTTTTGAATGAAGATGATAAAAAAAATGTCATGTCTAGACTGCGAGAGGGTTTTGAACTCGTTCGAGCAGAAGAGGTAGAAGGCTTTGATTTACCATCAATTCAAGACGGTAAACACGCAGGCGTGGTAAGTGTAGGTGGTTTACTATTAGCTAAGATTCCAGAGGAAACAAGAAACGAACGTAACGCATACTATCAAGGCAGAACTGAGTCAGCTCAGGAAGCCGTAGACAACGACCTCATGAAAGAATCTGATGCGCGTTCTCCAATAATGTCACCAAGGAGAACTTCAAAAGTTACATTTGGTGGCGGTAAACGAAAGTAAAATTTAAGAGGTAATGAAAAATGGCAAATAAAGATGCACCTTTTGGGTTTAAGCTAGTAGGATCATTGGGAAGTGGTGGTCAAAATAATGGCGTCCACGAATACAATATTGAATCTGGTTCAACCCAAGGGATATTTTCAGGCGACCCTGTTAAAATGCTAACAGGAGGATTCATCGACGTAGCAGATGCTGCTGGTGATGAAAAAATCCTTGGTATTTTCAGAGGTTGTAAATTCGTTAATTCAAGTAGCAAAGAAGTAGAATTCTCTGCTCATTTCCCTGCTGCACAAACAGCAACAGGAGACATTGTGGCCTTTGTTGAGGATAATCCTTTAAATCTATATGAAGTACAATGTACTGGTTCTTTAGCTAGAACAGACATTGGTGCAAACGTAGATATAGCGTATACAGCTGGTTCGACCTTAAATGGTCAATCAAAAGCTGAAGTTGCTAGTTCATCAGGTTCTGCTGCCGCTAACTATAGAATAGTTGGTATTTCAAAAGATTCTGAAAATAACGAACTAGGTTCAGCAAATGTAAATGTTATCGTTAAGATAAATGAACACGCTTATGAAAACACCGCAGGTGTGTAAGGAGTAAATAATCATGGCAATTAATAGAGCACAATTAGCAAAAGAATTAGAGCCAGGTTTAAATGCCTTGTTCGGTATGGAATATGCACGTTATGATAATGAACATGCAGAAATCTATGAAGAAGAATCATCAGACAGAGCTTTTGAAGAAGAAGTAATGATTGTTGGTTTCGGAAACGCCCCTGTAAAACCAGAGGGTGAAGGTGTTTCATTCGACAATGCAAACGAAGGCTTTACAGCTCGTTATGAACACGAGACAGTAGCGTTAGCTTTTTCATTAACTGAAGAAGCAGTTGAGGACAATCTGTATGACAGACTAGGTTCTCGATACACAAAAGCTTTAGCTAGAAGTATGGCAAATACTAAGCAAATTAAAGCAGCAAGTGTATTAAACAACGCTTTCTCAAGTTCTTTCCCAGGCGGTGATGGAGTTTCTCTGATTAACAGTTCGCATCCACTATCAAGTGGTGCTACATCTGCTAACAGAGCATCTACATTCGCTGACTTGAACGAGACTTCAATAGAAGATGCACTTATTAGAATCTCTACTCAGACAGATGACAGAGGTCTTAATATTGCTTTACAAGGTATTAAGCTTATAGTTCCACCACAACTTCAGTTCGTGGCTGACAGACTATTAAGCTCACCAGGTAGAGTTGGAACATCTGACAACGATATTAACTCCGTTGTAAATCAAGGTATGTTACCTGAAGGATATGTAGTCAATCATTACTTAAATGACCCAGACGCATACTTCTTCAAAACAGACGTGCCTGATGGATTTAAATATTTTGTTAGGTCTCCTATGCAAACTTCATTAGAAGGCGACTTCGATACTGGAAACATGAGATACAAAGCTAGAGAGAGATACTCATTTGGGTTCTCTAACTGGAGATGTGTTGACGGTTCACAAGGAGCATAATACGAACTCGTAGTACAGTTTGTTACTCAGTATTACAAACAGGGCCCATTAGGGCCCTTTTTTTTGACAAAAGTTTCCACATGTAGTATATTCATCTTGTTACTTTCGGTATCTACATGAGTAATTTACAAGAAGTTTTGGGAGAGCCAACAACACTATCCGACAGTCCTTGTATCGGTAGATGCAGCACGACCTGGGGCGATGATATATGTAAAGGGTGTGGACGTTCAAATAAACAGATAAGAGAGTGGCCTAGCTATACCAGTTTAGAAAAAAAATTGATAAACTTGTCTCTTGCGAAAAAATTTCAAGCAAAGAAAAAAATGTCAGACAAAAAACATCCTATAAAAGAATTAGATAATAAAATACTAGCAGCTCAATGTTTAATTGAAATGGTTGGCTCTGAGTTGTTAGAGTTATATGGTAAAGACCCAAAAATAAAAAACACATATCAAAATCTTTTTAGTGCAGTTCAGTCTTTGAAAGAAAGTAAAAAAAATTTACCTGTTGATATATAATCAAGCCTAATATAAAATTTACCTATTAGCATAATGAGGCACATGATGTGTTCCATTTAAAGAAAAGGAGTTCTTATGTCTAATCCACATTTTCAAAATCAAATTTTATGGGCAGGTAATACTGTCGCTTCTAAGTCCAAAAAAGACTTACCTATGTTTCAACCTTATCCGTCTGACCAGACGTATTACGGTTATTTTAACGATTTCATGAACTACGTTGCTAGTGATTGGACCATTACATCTACTGATGGTGGTGGCGATTCTGGTGAGGTAATTCAAATAACAAGCGGTGCTGGTGGTCAATTAATTATTACCACTAACGACGCAGATAATGACTCAGAAGAGTTACAGCTCAAAGGCGAATCATTTTTAATAAATGGTAGCAAAAGAGCTTTCTTTTCATGCAGATTTAAATTAAGTGATGTTACACAATCTGATGCTTTAATTGGTTTAGCAATAACAGATACTACAGCTATAGATGGTGTATCAGACGGCATTTTCTTTACTAAAGACGATGGCGACACTAATTTAGATTTTGTTGTTGAAAAAGATTCAACTGAAACTGAAAGTGCAGGAGTTCATACTATGGTGAACGACACTTTTGTGACTGCATCATTCTTTATTGACCCAAATTCTAGTCAGGTATTTTATGCTATTAATAATGCAGAGCCTGTAGGAGTGGTAAATACTAATTTACCTGACAATGAAGAACTTACAGTTACACTTGCAGTTCAAGCAGGTGAAGCAGCAGCTAAGAGTTTAGTTGTTGATTATGTTAGTGTATTGGTAGAGAGATAATGGCTGATACGGTAACATCACAAACTATTCAGGACGGTCAGAGAAAGGCCGTCTTGAAATTTACTAATGTCTCCGATGGTACTGGCGAAGCTAATGTTGTTAAAGTAGATGTTTCTGCTTTACAAGCAAATGCCAATGGGGATGCTTGTACTAGCGTAACAATACAAAGAATTTATTGGGCTTGTCGTGGTATGGGTGTCAATTTATTTTTTGATGCTACCGCTAATGTTTTAATTACTGGATTACCAGCAGATAGTACAGGCGATGAATACTATGATAATTTTACAGGCATACCTAATAATGCAGGTTCTGGAAAAACAGGAGATGTTTTATTTACCACAGTAGGACATTCTAGTGGCGACACATATTCAATCATTTTAGAGCTAGTTAAAGAATACGGTTAAGGA